CGAACGGTACGTATTCAGTTACCTCGGCAGCTGCTTGGACCATCTCAGTGCGTAGCATGTATGACACCTGGTCCAGTCGTGATTCAGGTGCCTCGACGACAAGTGCGTCGTGGATAGTGAGCCTGATGAAACCAGTGCCTCGCAGCTTAGGACGAAGCCTGACCAGAGCTGTGAGGCAAATGTCCGAAGCGATTGACTGCGGGAGGTACGACAGTCCCTCTTTGAAGACGTCTGCTTGGGTTTGCGGGGTGATGAGTGCGAAGCGGCGTCTGCGACCGAAGGGTGATACAAGATCCTGCCCTGAGGCGATACGGTCACGAATTGATTGCTGCCATGCAACGACTTGAGGAATTGTGGCGAGGAACGCATTGAAGTCGCGCTTCGCCTCCCATACCGGGATTTTGTACTCGTGTGCAATCGAGTACGGCTCTCGACCGTATCCAATGCCGTAGAAGTACGCCTTAGTTCTGACACGCTGTTCCTTGTTCAGCTGAGTAGGGTCACACTTGTAGAGACCTGCGCCAAGCATGTTAAACAAGTCAGCGTCAGGGTCGGCGAAGATGGAACGGAGATACTCATCCTGGGCGAGCCAAGTAATAACTCGGCCTTCTGCCTGTTTATAGTCCGCCTGGATAAGGATGTTTCCAGGCTTGCTTGCAACGAACTGCCTCCGAATAGGCTTGCTCCGAACAATGTTTTGTAGGTTCGGATTCCTACTCGCCAGGCGTCCACTGGTCGTTCCGTGGAGTAGGTAGTTGGTAAAGACACGTTGACCGTAGAGCCTCTTACGAATACCCTTGACGAAGGTCCCGTATCTCTTAGCCTCGAAGCGATGCTCCAGTAGTCCTGCAACGAACTGGCCCGCATGGCTTTCTGGCGCAAGCCCGTCCTTGAGGCCTGCAAGAGTATCCTTGTTGGTACTGGCCGGGTAGAGGCCTTCCGTGTTGAGGAACTCCTTGACTTGTTTCGGACTCCTAGGGTTGATGTGCGGGGTTTCTCCCTTAGTAGCCTCAGCAACGATTCGGGATAGGTCATCTTCCATCTGCTCCAGCTTGGCTTCGTAGGCCAGTGATAGCTCAGTGTTGTACCCCACGTCGACCGTAATGCCGTTGAGCTCCAGGAACATCAACTGGTTCGAAGCTGCTACGAGGAAATCATGCCAGTCACGAAGCGACTTGACGGGGAGTTCGGGATAGGGCCAAGCCACATCGTTGACGTCTGCTTCCATCTCGGCTGTAAACATCTCGTAGAGATCCCATGTACAGGCCACATCGAGTGCGTTGTACTTGTAGAGAATCTCTCGAGGGATGCTAGCATAGCTTCCGCCGCGCGGTACGAACTGCTTGATCTCGTCATCATACGCGGGCGCGCCGAGCCGCTCCACAGCGAGTACCTTGAGTCCATGTCCGCCAGAGCGTTCGTCCAATGCATAGTGAGCGAGCATTGTATCGAACCACAGTTCCAGTGGGCCGAACAATGGGTAGAGGCCGGCCAGGTCGAACTTGCCATTGTGAGCAATGAGCCTTGACCTTCGAAGCAGCTTACTAAGACGTCCTCTAACCTGAGCGTACTTGAGCGCCTCCTCACCGACAACAGCCGTCTCTCTCTTGTCCCAACAAAAGCCGATGCAGAGCATCTGGTACATATTAGGGTGATCGAACGCTGTATCTTTTTCGATACCAACTTCGATATCCACGACAAGCTCGTAGCGACCGGTCGCATCTTGCCAAAGCATAAGCTTGTCGAGGAAGTCCACCGCCAGCAGTGCTTCGTCGTAGTAGGCAAAGCGAGGCTCCTCCCAGTGGCTGAGGTCACGGTTCACCTTCTCAATGTCAGCTACAAGGGTCGGAAATGCATCTGGATTTCGGAGAGTGTAAGCTGGGTGCCACGTCGGGACAACTCGTTCAACAGCGCTATCGCGGAGGCCTCGAGTGGGTGCTTTCGGAGGTCCGACGCGTAGCGATGTGATGGTCCTTGGATCGTCAACGAGAGCTGAAGTCGCTGTTCCTCCGAGCGCAACAACAGTTCGCACTCCTGACCTGGAAAGCTCGCCCATGAGACGCTCGCGACAAGCAGCTTGCGCCGCCGCAGGAGGGTTCGCGTTATCCGGAGGCCTACAGAGACACACATTCGTGTACAGAATTTCGTTACGCCTGAAGCCATGATACTCCAATACTTTGTCTAGGAGCTGACCAGATGGCCCTCTGAAGGGCTCACCATATACGGTCTCCTGGAACCCTGGCGCCTCTCCTACCACGGCAAGAAGGGGCACCCCCACTGGAATCAGTGAAGGTGCCATCTTCTCGTCTTTGAGCGGGCACCGGGCGCAGTCAGCTCCGGGCGCCTTCGGTTCCACTAGCCCACCCCATGAAAGTGTCGATGTTCCTACCCAGCAGGTCCATGTTGACTTCACGAACCTCTTCGAAGTACCGATCAGGTCGCGATACTGCTGCGGTATGTTCGGAGAGGTCTACACCCTCGATAGCCATGTTGTACGGTAGGCTACTATCGATGCCACGTACCCATGGGTAGCGATCACTCACCCAGGTGATCTCTTCCAGGTGGTTCGCACTCACACCGAGAAGGTGTACTGGACGTTCGCCATACCTCTCTGCGATGGCAGACAGGACGTAGGCGCGTGCTCGCATGTTACCGAGCGTAGTGATGAGGTGCCGGGGGAGGCCGATCGTTGCTGCAGGATACCTCGTCACGTAGTAGTCGACTGCCTTCATCACCTCTGTGAAGTTCTCACCCTGCGCTACCAGCATGTAACTGGTATCTTCCTGATGAGTTTCGTTCTCGGCGAAGAAGTGGTCTATCCTCTCGATCGTTCCCTTGAAGTCCTTCATCACATCAGGGACGACGACCTCGTCAGCACCGACTGCCGCAGCGCGTAGGAGGAGATCCCCGTCGTCGACAGACCCGCCCTCAGCTGCACCGTTATCGACGATGATGAAGTGATCGTCGCTTAGCCAGTTGTACATCCGCCAGTAGTCAAGGTCGGTAATCTGTGCGAGCACGAGGTGGTAGTCGGATCGCAAAGCGGTCTCGTAGTACCCCTTAGCAGGGATCAGTGCAGCCTTCATTCGGGAATGCCCCCCTTGTAGAGGTCGCCCTGCTTGCCCAGCATCTCTTTACCCGGCAGAGGTACGTTCGCTACTCTATCGGTCTGGATCCCGGCGATACCATCGCGGAGGAGACCGAGCTTGATGTAGGTGTAGCGGGCGTAGTTGGCTAAGTCGAGGACTTCCAGCATGGCCGACTCGATGGTGTCCACGCCGAGCCACGTACCAGCACCGTACTTCTCTTCGCCCATCTGGTGACGCTCGAAGGTACGGTTGTCGAACTCCTTGTTCAGTTCATCGATGCGATCAGCGATGCTAGTCACGGTTACCCTCCAGAATAGGATTGAATCTCTCTTGGTTGTATCGACGCTTCTCGTTCCAGACCTTCGTCCAGTCGACGTTCTCGAAGTACGAGTGACCCATCATGCTGCAGAGGTAGATGAGGACGTCGATGATCTCCTCGGCGAGGTGCTCCTGGGCGTGGCTGTCGTTCGGCGACACACGGCCGAGCCCAATCTTCTTGATGATGTTAGCAACTTCGCCAACCTCCCCGGCGAGACACAGTCCTAGGAACTCGAGGGACTGGTTGTTCGGGAACCATCGCTTACCGTCCTGCTTGCACTGTGCAATTAGTTCGGATAGGAAGTACTCTTCTTCCATTACTTGATTCCCTGCTCTTTGTCCAGGTAGTACTTCACGACGTCGATGTTGTACTTGTGCTCGAAGGTGCCAGTACCTTCTCGCAGGAGACCCGAATTATCTAGCCAGTCTATGAAGTCAGACAACATCTTCTCAGCGATGTCGTTATCTACTTCCTGACTCTTGGCCACCTGTACTATCATTTGATTCCCATCAGGAATTCGTGTTTCGCGGTCCGGGAGTGGTCGCTGAAAACCCCATGCGTTTCCACTGTACGCGTAATCGTCCCAGGAGTTTGGACTCCTCTGATCGTCGTGCACAGGTGCTCTGCCTCCATTACAACGATGACACCCTTCGGGTTCAGTTCACTGGCCAGAAATTCAGCAACCTGTTGGGTGAGACGTTCCTGAACTTGAAGTCGTCGAGCGAAGTGATGAACGACCCTTGCGAATTTAGAGAGACCTGCAACCGCCCCGCCTGGAACGTAACCGATCCACGCGAAACCGACAAACGGTACGACGTGATGATTGCACACTGAGGCGAAGGGAATTCGGTTGATGACAACCATCTGGTCGACATCTTCCTTGAACACCTTCCACTTCATGCACTCGCCGTTGCAGTCCTTGCACTGCGTCAGCTCCTCCAGCATGGTCACAAAGCGTTTCGGCGTGTCACGTCCGTGGTCAGACGTAACGTCGAGCCCAGCATGAATCTGCAGGATCTCCTCAGCTAGGTCACGAGTCGAACCGATCTGGTCAGCCGTCACCGGCTGGAAGATCTCTCCGAGCTGCTTCAGGTCAGGGTAATCTGAATGTCCGTTCAACGTTAGACTCCAATCTGATCGGGATGCCATACGTACTTGTGGACCTGGACATTGAGACGCCAGGGTAGGTTGTCGTTACGCATGAGGTCGCACAGGATGTCAACAGACATCCCACCCTCCCATACGACACCGGCGTACACTAGTGGTTCTTCCTCCCGACCCTTGATGTGCTCTTCGTAGCGCCGCTTCGCTTCGAGGTAGTCCGTCGAGTCCTTGATCGTGAACTTGATTGCGTCATGGCTCTCAAGGTAGTTCATGTTGTTGCCGAACGTGATGGTGGGCTCATACTCCTCACCACTACCTGGGAGCTTCCAGTCTAGGATGAAGGTATCGATCATGTAGGGCAGGTCGTCACCCCAATCTAGCGCACCATTAGTAAAGCACTCCACCTCAATGGTTTCGCGAGAAGACTTCAGACCACTGATGAACTGACCTAGGTCTGCTTTGTTCTGCAGGAAGACCTCACCACCAGTGAGGCAGATGTTGTCAGCATCGAAGGTGAGGACGTAGTCGGCCAACTGGGTTGGGCCCCAAGACTTTTGGAGAGGAATGAACTTCTTCGGATCGATGGCGTGCTGCGTATCACAAGGCCAGCCAGGGCACTTGAAGTTGCAGCCAGCGAAGCGTACGAACACGGTTGGCTTAGAAGTGTTCGGTCCCTCTCCTTGATAGGACGCATAAACTTCCACCACTCGTAGCATCAGACAGTCACCTTTGTAGTAGTACCGGTCCACACGATGAAGGCCTCGGCACCGTTAGTCTTGGTCTCCTCAATACGGCAAACTACGTCACACTGGAACTCGCGCGCAGCCCATTCGCCAATCCACTTAGCGAGGTTCTCCACCGTCGGCTCACCCGGAACCGTCGTGAGACCAGGCAGCGTCCATTCCTCCTGGCTCGGGTCGGTCTCATCGTTACCAGTAAAGACAGGTTCCGACAAAGGCATGGCCCACGGGTCATCCTCGTTCAGCAGTAGGTGGTGGTCGTACATGTTGTCGATGTGGTCACGGAACCTCCGCTTCATGGAGCCGAACTCCATCGTGGCGCCAAATCGAGTCAGGCACATTCCTGAGTGGAAGTCCTGCTCCAGATTCAGGAAGACCAGTTCCACCTGCATCCCGTGTCCGTGGATCTGCTTGCACTTCGTTGTGTCCTTAGAGAGGCGGTGAGCCATCTCCATGTTGTGTCGAATCTTAAGTCGCATGCTACACCTCCGGAATGTCGAACTTGACTGTTACGGTATTGTCGTTGTTGACCGTAAGCCTTGTAGGCACTCGCCACGGTTCAGTACCTTCAGCGGTGGTAGGGAAGTAGTCACCCTCCAGCATCACCATAACACCGTTGTGCATGAAATCGTCACGCACGCCTACAATGCGTACACCATCAGGAAGGCGAAGAATCATATGTAGAGCTTCTTCGTCTAGCACCAGCAATGCTCGATTATGCTTAGGCATGGTCTCCTCACGCGTGTGGAGTTTGGGCAGTCAAGTCAACCGTTGTTTAACACGGGCGTGTGTAGTGCGTAAAACTCCACACGCCCGTGGTCTACCTGTTCACTTGCTCAGACGGAAAGTGTGATGCCGATGGAACGGATACCATGGTAGTGCGGCGGGACGAGCTGTCCGGTCTCAGTCTCCTGAATGAGCGAAACCGAGAACCCGCCAGTCGTACAGTTGCCGCTGGTGTAGAAGGTTACCTTCCAGTCGGCGCCAGCGAATTGGCCTCCGGGGTTGGAAACGAACCCAGCCGAGTTGGCGCTGACCGGAGTACCGTTCGCCCACGTCGCAGGCCAGATCACCAGGCACCCATCCCAGGAGTACCAGATGTTTCCGAGGGAAGACTGCCAGCGGCCAGCTGATCCGTTCGGGCCGGAGAAGTTGATCCACTGGTAGAGGCAGACGCTGCCACTGACGCAGGAGTGGTAGGTGTCTGCTCGAGCAGGCGTGGCGCCAATGCCTACGGCCAGCACGATGGCCGCAAGTACTGCGGCAATGCGTTTGAACATGTACTTCCTCCTCTTACCGACTGGCGACCGCTTGCCGCCAGAAGTTCTTGTCCTCGTACTGCGTCTTGTCCCAGGCCTGGAGGCCGGTGTCGACCTTGTCGCCGTTGTACTTCTGCTGCGCCTCGTCGATGGCCTCGAGCCGCTCGACGCAGGTACCGCACTTGCCGCAATGCTTCTCGCCACCCTTGTAGCAGCTCCAGGTGTCCTCGAGCGGAACGCCCAACGTCAGTGCCTGGTAGGCGATGTCTGCCTTGGACGCGTGGAGGAATGGTGCTCGGATGATTCCACCCTCATCCTCCTTGGTACCATGTCCTCCCTGGTCCCAAGCAGCGAAGCCCTGGTTGCCTTCGTACAGGGCCCGAGCCAGGTTGTAGATGAAGGTTGGACGGCAGTCCGGATACACGAAGTGGTCGCCGGCGTGCACCCCAGTAGCGATAAACTTGTACGAGTTGTTGACAGCGACGCCAGCTGCGATGGACAGCATGATCATGTTACGGTTCGGAACGACCGTAAGCTTCATGTTGTCCTCGGCGTAGTGACCCTCCGGGACGTCGATGATGTCGTTGCCCTCGGCTTCCTTGTAGTCCGAAGTGAGGGCCGAGTTGCTGATCAGGTGGGTGATGCCCGTGAGGTCGACGAGGTCCCATCGCAGTCCGAGCTTGTGAGCGGTCGCTCCAGCGAAGGTCAGCTCCCTGAAGTGTCGCTGACCGTAGTTGAAGCTGATCAGGTGGGGAGTGAGTCCGTCGTTCAGAAGTTGGTACACCAAGGTAGTGCTGTCGAGGCCGCCAGAGAAGATGGCGACGCAATCAGACTCTGTAGCTTTGACCTCACGCGCTGATGGGATGAGCGCTTCACGCGTCACCTTGGTGTAGCCCATCGAAGATGGGATCACGTAGTTACCGATTTCGTCCTTACTCACTTGGGTCCTCCAATTAGCGGGTGGTAGATTTGCTTACCCATTTCAGTTCTCGACATTGAGATCTGTCCACGTTGCATCAACGTGTCGAAGATAGCATTGGCTTGCTGGGCAGTGAGGTGGTACGACTGCATGAGCGCGCTTCGAGCGATGCCAGGACGTTTGACGATGGCCCCGAGTATACGCTCCAGATCGCGTTCGTACGACGTCTTACCGATTCCGTTGACGATCTCAATAGCGTAAGCGCGCCACTGCTTACCGTAACGGATAGCGTGAACGATGTCTGCCTCTTCAACTGTCACCCCTTCCTGGTCTACTTGTCTCGCGGCTGCTAGCAGGATTGCGGCCTTCAGAATGTTCTTGCTGAGCCTGTCGAATAGTGGCGTCATCAGTTCAGGCTTCTCTGACTCTAGTCCAGACTTGACTAGGTCATTCTCTAGCAGGTTGTAACGCGTCCAAGCATCTGGCGTAAGCTCCGCACGTACGTTTGGTTCAGCAGGTACCTTTTGGTTAAGAGCCCTTACTGTTACATGACTAGCCTGGCCATAGCCTTCGACTAACCTCTCCATGCGTCGGATCAGGAGGTCTCGGTTGCCTAGGTCTTTAACCGTTGGCGGGCCGAGGGGTTGTAGCCGAGACGTATCC